ATTACGGGAAACTGCAATGGTCTAGGCAGTAGCGGACAAGCCGCCCATGCGGTTTATTTAAGCGGTGGCGGAACTATCAATATCACCGGAAATCTGACTAGTGGCAACGGCACCTCGGGCATTGACAGCTTGGGAGGAACAGCCGTTGTAAACAAAGGAGGCGGAACGATCAATGTGACCGGGAATATCACAGGGACAGCAAGCGCGAGCTACGGCTTGGCCAACATTTCTACAGGCGCCGTCAATGTGCAGAACGGAAATGTCACCAGCACAGGCTCCGCAAATGGGATTTTGCAAAACGCGGCAGGCACTTTGCTTGTCAATGGAAATGTCGCGGCCAGCGCATCAGCCCATGGAATCAATGCGTCTGCTGGGACGGTCGAGATTGTTGGAAACTGCACAGCCTCTAATGGCTTTAATGCCATATCCAACACCGGCACAGTGAAAGCGTCGGGGAGTTTTATTTATTCTGCTAACGGCACTCTACCAATCTCCGCGCCGCGTATCATTTTGAATACCACTCCCGCCTTGGCCTACACCCGCTACGCACTCAACGGCATCGGCAGCTATGTCGATATGGTCACCGCCGACAACGCTCCTCTTGGCCCTGCCGCCACCGATGTGCGCTCTGGAGTCGTTTACGCCAATGGTAACTACACCGGCCGACTCACCGTCCCCGCTCGCGGCTCGGTGGCATTGAATGTGAACTACGGCCCGTCGATGCCCTTCACGGCAACGCGCAGCGGGACCACCGCCACGGCCACGCTGGCCTACAGCTACCCGCTCGTCGTCGGCGACCAGATCACCGTCACCGGCGCATTCAACTCCGAGTGGAACAGCACCTACACCATTGCCTCTGTCGTGAGTGGCACATCGGTCACATTCACCGTCCCTGCCACGCACAGCGCCACAGCAGGCACAGGCGCAGCCATGCAGACTACCGGCACAGCCGTCCTCGATCCGACAGCCGTAGCAAGCGCGGTGTGGGGAGCAGCCAGCCGCACCATCACGGGTGGATTGGTCGATACCGCGACAACCCTGACCAACGCGCCAACGGTGCCGAGCGCCGCTTCAATCCGTGCTGAAATAGACAGCAACAGCACCCAGCTTGCAGGGATCAAAGCAAAAACAGACAATCTCCCCGCCTCGCCCGCAGCGGTCTCGGACATCCCGACCGCCTCGCAGATCAGCGCCGCCGTGGAAGGCAGCTTGCTCGACGAGAACGACGGACAAGCCGTGCTGAACGCCATCGTCGGTGCCATCGGCAATCAAAATGTCGATGAAATCGCCCTCGTCGCCGCAATCCGCAGCGACCTCGAGCGCAGCGGCGGCAAGCTCGACAGCATCCCAACCGATGCCGCCCCCAGCGCGGCCTCGGTCGCAAGCGCCGTGTGGGCCGCTGCCACCAAAGAGATCACGGGCGGCACCGTCACCAACCTCACGAATGCCCCGGCCAGCGTCACGCCAACTGACATCTGGTCGCACGCCACCCGAACGCTCACCAGCGCCAGCGGACCGACCGCCATCGAGATTCGCCAAGAACTCGACAGCAACAGCACCCAGCTCGCAGGGATCAAATCGAAAACCGACAATCTCCCCGCATCGCCTGCTGCAACCGGAGACATCCCGAGCGCGAACATCTCAGCGATCAAAGCCAAAACGGATCTGCTCAACACAGACCGCCTCGCTCAGGTCTCGACGGTCTCGACCACCGGAGCCCAGCTCGCCGCCGCCCTCAGCTAACCATGGACACGCACCAGGCCACCGCCTCCTTCACCGGCCTCGTCGCTACGGCGACGGGGCTCACGGTGTCGTTGCTCCCTGAGATCGAGGCGTGGCTCCGAATTGTTTCGCTGCTCATCGGCTGCGCGGTCGGCATCGCCTCCCTCTACGCCATCCTCAAAAACAAAAAACCCCATGAATAAATTCCTCTCGCACCTCAAGCAGCCCTCCACTTTTCGCGGTTTGGCCGTCCTCGGCGGCCTGGCCGGATTGAGCCTTTCTCCGCAGCATTGGGAAAGTATTGGCAGCGCCGTGGCGGCCATCATCGCCGCCATCGAGATATTCCGCGACGAGAAGAAATGAGCACACCGGCCAAGGTCTCCGTGACGGCCCTGTTGATCGGATACATCTTTTTGACCATCTCCTTCCTGACCGGCTGCACCACGCTCGGCGTCTCGCTCGAAACCGACTACGGCAGGTTCAGCTACCAACTCCCCGAAATCCCTGCGCTCAAGGATAAATGACCACAGAGGACACAGAGAACACAGAGGCAGAATTTAATTCTTAAAACTCCCGATGCTCCCCCCGAGCCGACCACAACAAGCCAAATCGAAAACGCAAGCCCTGCTGACAAAAGCTCGCGTGGCCGATGAGGTCGCGCTGGTGGGCATTCGCGGCTACTACCGCGACACCATGGGCAAGCCCGGCGAGAACGACCGGGGCATTTACGACGACGCCATTTTTCTCGTCTCTCCCAACGCCTACGCGACCTTTAATGCGAATACCGATCCCTCGATCCGCCGCAAAGGCATCGCAGTCCTCAAGCCCGGTGTCCACCGCTACCGCAAAGGCAAGCACGGCCTGTCAAAGCCCGGAGGCGGCTACCCCGCCCTTCGCCCCGCCACGCCTGGCGAACAACTCCCCGTGACCCGCGACGGCGAAGGGGACAGCATGGGAACCGCCATCAACCTGCACAAAGGAGGCTACAACACTACAAGTTCGCTCGGCTGCCAGACGATCCACCCCAGCCAGTGGGAGGCTTTCATTTCCTTGGCATACTCCGAAATGGACCGCGCCAATCAGAAGACCATCCCCTATTTACTCGTCGAGGAGGGCAACGCATGAGCCGAGTCCGCAAATCCAAAACCTCCCCACCGAAAGACCGCGAAGCCGTGATGCTCCAAGTCCGCGACCTCCTCGCCGAGCACTTCGATGTCGGCATCGCCTTGGTCTCTTGGGAGGACGGCGGCGAGACTTTCTACATGGATTTGAAATTCGGCAACGACTACGCGGCCCGCGCCCTGTGCCGAGAGGCCGACGAAATCCTGTGGCCTTACGAAACCGAAGACGAAGACGAGGACGACGAATGAAAACATCCTGGAGCAGCATCGCCCGCGAGCAAGCGGACAAAGCCCACAAGACCGAGGTGGACAGCCTCAAAGCCAAGCTCGCGCAATACCAAGCCAGCGTTGAGTCGCTGGAGAAGCAACTCGGCATCGCGCTCTCGCTCGGCAAGACGCGCATCCGCCCGCACCCGCTCTCCGTCTCGATGAGCGACAAAGCCGAAGCCGTCGCCGTGGCCCTCGCCTCGGACTGGCATGTCGAGGAAACGGTCGAAGCCGCCAGCGTCAATGGCCTCAACGAATACCACCTCCCCATCGCCAAGCGCCGCATTGAGAAATTTTTCAGCACCATCGCCCGCCTCACCGAGATCGAACGCCACGGCGCGAAGATCGACGACCTCATCCTGTGGCTCGGCGGCGACCTCATGAGCGGCATGATCCACGAGGAACTCGCCGAGAGTAATTCCAAGACGCCCACGCAAGTCATCCTCTGGCTCCAAGACCGGCTCGCCGATGGCCTCGCCACGCTCAAGCCCCACTTCAAGCGCATCCTCATCCCGACCTCCTACGGCAACCATGGACGCACCACCGTGAAGCCCCGCCACGCCACCGGAGCCGCGCACAGCTACGAGTGGCTGCTGTATCGCATCCTCGAAGGCCGCTTCGCCGCCGACCAGCAAATCGAATTCCAAATCGCCGACAGCTATTTCAATTTCATGACGGTCTTCGACCGCCGCCTCCGCTTCCATCATGGCGACGGCCTCAAATTTCAAGGCGGCATCGGGGGCCTTACCATCCCGACAGAAAAGGCCATCGCCTCATGGAATAAATCGCCGAACCGAGCCGACCTTGATCTCTTCGGCCACTGGCACCAATACCAGCAGAACCGGCACTGGCTCTGCAACGGCAGCCTCATCGGCTACAACGCCTACGCCCTCTCGATCAAAGCCTCCTTCGAGCCCCCCACGCAGACCTACTTCCTCCTCGATAAAAAGCGCGGCAGGACCATGACCTCCCCCATTTACCTATGACCTGGAAAAGCCTCGCCAAGCGCACCAACAGCCTCCCCGAAGGCTGGAGCACCCCCGACGAAATCGCCTCCGACCTCGACTGCGAAATCTCCGAAGTCCCCAAAATCCTCGCCGCCGCCATCCGAGACGGCCAAGTCGAGAAAGCTAATTTCCCGCACTGGCAACCCGGCAGCCGCCAGCTCCTCTACCAGACCGGCTACCGCCAGCGATCCGCTGCAACCAAATCCTCGCCCGCCGCAGCGGAAACGATTTCAGGCATCCCCGCTGATTTGTTGCCAAAGGTCCGCCAGAAAATCGCCGAATACCCGAACAAAACCGCCGGAGCGATCCGCGATCTTTTCAGCACGAACAACCGCCGCCGCCTCTCCACCCCGGCCATCCGCTCCCTCCTTGACACCCCTCCGCACAATAAAAGGTAGATGCCCGATGACCAAACAATCGTAGACGGCGATGCCGGATTCCTCGGCATGGCCAGCCGCCTCAACCCGCTGCAACTCCAGCCGGGGATGGTCCAGTATTGTGAAAACATGCGCTTGGACCGTGGCGTGGCGCAGACGCGCAAAGGCGCGAAGCGGCTCGGCGATGGCATCGCAGCGGGCACTCAGCCGATAGTGATGCCTTTTCTCCTTGATGCTGGAGCCGTCATCGAAACGATTTACGAAGGAGGTATCCGCGCCTCAGGAACTTTCTCCTCGCCGAATTATTCCGATGCGAGCGAATACATTGTCCTGTGCGGGCCGACCTCGGCGTTTCTCTATCGGCAAGATGAGCCGATTGTCGAAATCCAATACCCTAACAACGGCACGGCGGCGGACGAGGTGCTCGAATTGAGCGACACGGTTTCGACCGTGCAGGCTTTCAACCGATTTTACATTCTCCGCGAGGCCGACATGACGCTGCCGGGCTGGGATTGGAAATACACCACCGCCTCTGGCATCGCGGTCTCGGGGACAACGGCCACGGTCCACATCACCGCTCACGGCTATGTCGCTGGGATGCGGGTGCGGATCGAGGAGGGCAGCGTGGCGGCTTTCCAGGGCCATGAGTTCGACATCCTCACCGCTACGGCCAATTCCTTCACCATCGCCGTGCCCGCTGGCACAGCGCCCGATGTCGCCGCCAACATTGCAATCCGCCGTGTCAAGCCGCCGCTCTGGTGGGATGGCTCGACGATGGAGTTTCAACGCGCCGCCTCGGGCGTGCCTGCCGAGGGCGTGACCTTCAAGACCCTGCGCTCCACTGGCTGGGCCAGCTACATCGGCAACCGCCTGTGGATACCCGATGGCCGCGACACCGTGGCGATCTCGGATGTTCTCGACCCCGACCTGTTCGACCCCTTTTTCCAATCCTTCCGCGCGAACCAGGGATCGAATGACTACCTGGTGGCGATTCACCCATGGGTGGAGGGGCAGGCGCTCGTTTTCCTGCGCAACTCGATCTGGCTGGCGAACCTCACCGACTCGGCCAATGCAGGCGGCACCGACTTCACGGTGGACTCCGCCGTTTCCCGCCTCACCCTGCTCACCGACGAGATCGGCTGCGTAGCGCGGCGCTCGGTGGTGACAGCCGGGCAGTTCGTCTTTTTCTTGTCCGACGCCGGAGTTTACCGCCTCGACACCCAGCTCGACCTCAAGTTAAGGGCGAACACCCAACCCCTCTCGGACCCCATCGCCGACCAGCTCGAAGAGATCAACACCGACTACGCCTATGCCTCGGTCGGAAAGTGGTGGAACAACCGCTACTACCTCGCCGTGCCGACCGGCCCCGACGCCGAGTCGAACAACACCCTTTTCATTTGGAACGCCCTCAACTCCCAATGGGAATCCCGCGACACCTACAGCTTCGGCCTGGATGAACTCCTCATCGCCGCATACGACAGCCAGCGCCGACTCTACTGCGCCAGCCGCACCGGCAGCCTCTTCCTGCTCGACGAGCTCGACACCGGCGACGATGTGCCATTCGGCAACGACGAAGGACTCTACACCGACATCCCCGGCTATCTCCTGACCCGCCGCTACGGTTGGGGCAGTCTCAACACCAAGCGCCTCACCCGCGCCAAAGCCTCTCTCCTCCTGCCCGCCGCCGCCTCCTGCGAACTCCGCGCCATCACCACCGATTACGACGCCGATTTCCAGATCGCCACCCTCGCCAATACCTCGGGCGAGCAAGAGGACTACACGCTGAAAGCCCCCCTCCGCACCAAGGCCACCGGCCTAGACTTGGAATACCACACGCTCTCCGGCCGCCCGACCCTCCGCCAAATCTCTGCCGAAGCCACCCGCAGCGCCCTCGACCCCACCGAAACCCGAACTTTGAATTAACCACAGAGCACACAGAGAACACAGAGGCTTAAAACTTAATTCTTAAAACTTAAAACTCTCCCACCCATGGCCACCATCACCAAAGGCAAAACCTTCATAAACGGCGAACTCGTCACACCCGAGAAACTCCACCAGATGGTCGATGCCGCGACACTCTCGCCGCTCGTCAATGCCG